CAACGCGATTTCGAGGATGGTGACGGGCTTGTCCTTCATCTTGAGCGTCTTCTCCTCGAGGCGCTTCAATTTGCCGGAGCACACGTGGTAACTCGCCCATTCGTTGCCGTCGCCATCTTCGCCCGCTTCCTGGACAGTCAGCAGGACGTTATCGCCGCCGCTGACGCCGAGGGCGGTCATGATCGGCAAGCCGACGCCCTGCAGGGTGATTTTCGCGGTCAGAGCTTTCAGGCCCTTGGCCATCTCCTCACCGACGAAACGACCGCCCTGGAACTCCTCCATTTCGAATTCGATCAGGGGCGGGTCGAACTCCTCGACGGTCTGCATCAGTGGCAAGCCCTGCAGGGTTGCCGCGATCGCTTGTCTAACGCGGTTCGTGAACATTAAAGGACGTCCTCCAGGAACTCTTCGATGATTTCATCGGTGGCGTTGAGCTGGTAGATCATGTGCTCGTTCGGCGCGTAGCGGCCGTAATCGATGCAGACGTACCAGGTGCCGTTTTTGTACTTCTCGACGCTGTTCAGCTCGGGGTGCAGGTAAACCCGCCCGCCCGGGATGGTCTCGTCGGCCACGAGCGTCTGAATCCAGTCGTCAATTCGCTTGACTTCCTGCTCCATGAACGACTTCGTCAGGTTCTTCGCCATCGCCTTCTGTGCCGCTTTCACGAGCTTGCGGGTGATGGCGTCCTCGAGGCCGACGTAACTGATGAACTTGCCGGTGATCGAGCGGTTACCGATCAGCGAGAAGCCGCCGAGCGTGGTGCGGGCGTAGTAGCTGACGCCGTAGCGGTTCAGCAGGTCGCCGGTCGTGGACTTGTCGAGGATGTTGTATTCGACAGTCCGCGAGACGTCGGCCGCATAGGTCACCTGGTTGCCCGGGCTCTCCCATTGCTTGACCGCAGCCATCGCCGCGATGGCCAGCGAGGACGGCGGCAGGAAGACGTTCGCCTTCGCCGCTTTGGAGTAGACCGCCGGCATCTGGTGGACCAGGTAAACGCGGTCATAGCCAAGTTCGGCGCCGCCGATCGACTGGCTGTTGAGGACTTGCCCCTCGACGTCCAGGTCGACGCCGTCGACCACCACGCGCGCGCGGATCCGCTTGCCGAAGCTGGCGAGCTCGCTATGCACCGCCTGCATATCCGAGAAGCCCGGGGCGCCGATGATGGTCGGCACCTCGGGCGCGGTGGCCAGCGCCGGAATACCGAGGATCTGGCCGGTCGCCGGATCGACGCCGCCGATGACGTTGTTCAGCGTGTCGGCCGGCGTGGCGCCCTCCTCGACGACGATCACGTAAATCGGCACGGTCACGACCTTGAGGATCTGATCCACCACCATGAACAGCGAGCCGGCTTGCGTGCCGGTCGGGTCCAGCATGGCGGCAAGGGTGCGCGAGTTAATGCGAAAAGGCGCATTCAGCGGAACGCCGATCGCCTTGTTCGGGGCGGTACCGACCAGGCCGATGACGTTATCGCCCAGCCCGCCCATGGCCTCGGGCGATTCGGTCGCTTCGACCGATACGCCGTTGTGCTCGAAATTGGTTACCTCAGCCATTCGCCTGGCTCCTTACTTCGTGGTTTTCTTGGTTGCGGGAGCCGGGGCGGCTTCCGATTCGATGGTCGCGGCGGCTTCGGGCTCGGCGACGGGGGCAGGCTCGAGCGCTATGCGCCCGGCCTGGACCAGGGCGAGCGCCTGGACGTCCATCAGCTCGACGACGTCGCCTTTCTTCGTCCAGTGGCCGCCGCCGGCGGGGTAGCCGCGCAGGACCTGGTAACGCTTGGTTTGCTTTGCCATGTGTGTTCAATCTCCAGGCACAAAAAAACCGCTTTCGCGGCTTCGGGAAGGGGTCGGGAAGTGGCCGAGGTCAGATGGCCTTAAACGGGTTGATTTTGTACGTCATGCCCTTGCCGGGCTCGTCGCTGCCCTCGTGCTCGGGCTTGATCTTGTAGCCCAGGCGCAGCACGAAGGCGCGCGAGGTGTTCCATTGGTGGACGAGGTAGAAGCCATACCACCGGGAACGTCCGCCAGCGTGCCGCGCTGCGACGAACTGCCAGCCGGAATAGCCCGGCTTATCCTCGACAACCGCAGCGCCCAGGAAGCGAATCACGCACTCGCTGACAGGGCAGTTAAAGCCGGGCACGAGCCGCAGGTTGTTGACCGGGTTGCGCACAGCCGCCCACCACCAGCGGGCCAGCCAATCCGTTTTAGTCAGCGGATCCAGCGGCACGCCGAGCCGGCGCAGAAGCGGCAGCAGGCCGAACAGCACCGCCGCGTCGCAATTGTCGTGCCACCAGTCGCGCTTATCGCCCTGCAGGCCGTCGTAATCGTTGCCGAACAGCCACGCCCAGCGCGGCAGGTTCTCGATCAGGCGGCCGTCGCTGACAGATTGGTCGATCACCGAGAACGGCATCGCCAGCGCAACGACCGGCAGGCCGACCAGGATCAGCACCACGCGCACCACCAGGAGCGCGAACCACTGTAGCGAGGCGAACAGAATCGCGAGGAGCCAGCCGGCTCCCCGTTGGATGTTTTCGAACATTGGAGATCCTCAGAAACGCGAAAGCCCCAAGGCGGGGCTTCCTGCAGTCGTAAAAAAACCGCTTTCGCGGCGCGTTATTCAGGGGCCAGCCACGCGGGCGGCGATGGCCTGGACTCGACGACAGGGAACTGCTCGGATTGCGGCCAGTCTCGAAGTTGCTGGATATAGGCCAGCAAGTCAGCGAACTGGTCGGGCGTCAGCGTGGTGGCAATGCCGAGGTCTAGCTCGTCGCGATGACGGTCGCGGGCCGCAAACAATCCGCCCAGCAAGCCGTCACGCCAAGCTCGTTCGGCAGCCTGTTCGGATTCGAGCATGGCGGCCTCGTCCAGTTTCCAGCCACCGCCGAGCCAGCTATGGTAAGGCCCTGGCCGAGCAATGGTCGTCAGACCCTCGGGCAGTTCGCCTAGCTCGGCGTACTGCTGGGCAGCGCCGGTTTCGGTGCTGTAGACCGCTCCTCGATGGTCGTCGACCAGCAGCCAGGCGCTGCCGTCTTCGCTGCGCTGGGCAGCCTTGCCGGCAGGCACAGCGGGCGGGGCGTCGGGGTAGGCGTGGGCCGGTATCAGCCAGCTTCCGGCTTCGAGCGGGTCGGGGTCGGCGATGGCCGGGCCGAGGTACTCGCGAGTTACCGGGTGGGCGCTGTAAATTTCCATGATGACCCTCGATCAATACTTGATACAGGCGAGCAGGGCGACGTTGCGAGGACGCACGTACCCCCAATAACTCGCGCCAGTGGTCTGAACCGCTGAAAGCGGTGCGTAGTAAAGCTTCGCCGCTGTTGCGCCAGGGTCGCAGTTGACCTGCGAAAGGTCGCCGATCCCATGAATCGCGCCCGCCCCGTCGACCCCATCGTCACCCGTGATCTTGGTTGCGAGCTGACTACTGCCTACGGTGCGGCCTGGATCTACCCCACGGCCATCATCCCAGCTGCGCAGGAACTCGCCCCGCAGATCAGGTAGGCGGAACGTCGTGGCGCCGTCTCCGGCGCCGTAGGTCGTGCCGATGGCAGCGAATAGATCGGCATAGGTAGCGCGACTCACTGTCGCGCCGTTAGCTTTGAGCCAGCCAGCAGGGGCGGCTGCCATGGCGAAATGCCCAACCGCTCCAGGGCCTACTAATGCCAGGGCAAAGGCGCGCAGTTTCTTAGGCGTCACCGCGACGGAATCCAGCGCCCCGGCATCGACCTCGACCTGCGTACCGATCCGCAGCACACCGCGCAGCGCCTCGGTCGCATTGGCAGCAGATGAGCGCAACGCCTGAAAAACCCGGCGAGGCGTCATCTTGCGGGTTCCGTTAGTACCCTCTTCGGCCTCCTGCTGGGTCGCTTCGGTCGCGGCGGCGGCGATGCTGTCGTTTACGAACTTGATCGTGGCCATAACAGTGGTCGGGTCGGTTTTCAGCGTCACCGCTGCCACGCTCGAGACCAGGATCACCATGCGGACGGTTTTCGTCTCGTCGCTGCCCTGGCTCTGCACCGGCTTGTACTGCTCGGCATGGTTACCGACGAAGATCAGATCGCCGTCGACGTCATAGAGGCCGATTTCGCGAATCGTCCAGCCGCCGACCTCGGCGGGGATCACCAGCTCGGCCACTAGCCAATTCGGGTTTTCAGGATGCTGATACAACTGATTTAGCTGCGCGCGATGCACCTCGCGGACCAAGGCGGCGGCGGCGGCAGTCGGATTGACCACCGCACCGTTACCGTCGCCGATGGCCATGTGCGAGATCTGCACCGTCAGGTTGTTGGCCATGGCATAGGCCAGCTTTGCCGCGCCGGTATTGGTGGGCAGCGAGTAGATCTGATCGGCTGGGGTCATTGCGGATATACCGTAGTGATCGAGGTTTCAACGAGGCCGGCGCCGTAGTACAGCGGGCCGGGCACTTCGCTTTCGCGCTCGGAATAGGGGTAAACAGTGGTGATGCCGCCGGTGCTCACGGCAGCGCCGTAATAGAGCTGCCCACGCACCTCGCTGATGATGTCCAGGGCGAGCACGTCGCGCTCGGCCTTGGCATCCGCCAGGCGCAGCGACAGCCGGCGATTCGACTCGGCGTCGAAGGCGCCCAGCGCGCGCGCCACTACGCGTAGCCCGTAGGGGCTGCTGGCTGGCGCTTCCTTGTGCCAGGCGATCACCTCGGGCAGCAGCCCCATAGACTCGACCGCCAGCTCAAGCGCCTTGCGAGTGCCGCCCAGTCGGCGGATGGCCCAAATGCTCGCCACCGTGGCGCGCTTCTCGGCTTCCGGGGCGGCTGGATTCCACTCGCTGACGCCGCGATCGGCGGCCAGATAGGGCAGAAACTCGGCCGGCGTGGCCTGCGGATCCATCAGCTCAGGAAATGGCGGCTGGATCCGCTCGAGCAGCTTGTCGAATGCCAAGTCGAGGCCAGCCTCGAGCAGTGATCGATTCGGCGGCAACACGCTCAGCCGCGGGGCTTCGTCACT